CCGGGTATTAAACGCCTAGGTTACGCTGAAACAGATTGCACATTTATTACAGTTCATCGTTCAGATAAAAAGACTATGGAAGAGCTTGAAGACGAGCTTGTTTCTAATACTTTTGACGAGTATGAACAGAAAACACAACAGTTACTTGGGGAAATATTATGAGTTGGATTGGCGTTATGGTAGGTGTCGGTGTCGGCGCAGGTTCTAGCGGTCTTATGACAGGGCTTAATGGTGGTAGTACTGAAGATATTTTAAAGTCTATGGCTATTGGCGGTGCTATGGGTGGTGCTGGCGGTGGTATTGGTAGTGCTTTATCAGGCGCTGCTGGTGGCGCTGCAGCTGGGGCTGCTGGCGGTGCGGCTAGTGGCGGTGGTACTGGTGCTACTACGAGTGTTTTAACAAGTGCGGGTACTGGAACTTTAGGTAACGCAGGGAACGCTGCGTTGGCTAGTGCATTACCTACATCTGTTGGTACAGTCGGAGGAACGGTAGGCGGTACAGTCGGAGGAACTACTGGAGGAACGGTAGGCGGTACAGTCGGAGGAGGTACTGGAGGCGCTGGTTTTGCTGGATTAAACGGAGGTACTGGGCTTCTTGCCGGAGGCACTGGCGGCGCTACTGGGGGTGTCAGTGGTGGAGGTATTGGAAGTTTAGGTGCATCAGGTAATCAAGCTGCTGCTAGTGCATTGAGTCCTCAGTCTGTTATGAATAGTTCTGGAACTCTTCCAGGGCAAGGTGGTTTTGTTGGACCTACGGAGACTCCTCAGCAACTAGCTAATGTTAAAGCCTATGAAAGTGCTAATATGGGAACTCGACTTCTTGCGGATGCATTTGGGCAACAAGGAAATATAGTCGGTAACACAGGCCTTAAAATGGCGGGGGGCGCACTGCAAGGTGGCGCTATAAATGCCGGTATCGGTGGGTTATTTGCCGGTGCCCAAGGTAAAGATGTGGGTGAAGGTATGGCAAAAGGTGCTGCTACGGGTATGATTGGTGGTGCTGCTACTGGTGCTATGAGTGGTATGGATAATGCTGTAGGTAAATTTGCTACTGAACACCCTTATATTACATCTACGGGCGTAGGTTTGGCAGCTAATATGGCTCTTGATAAACCTTATGGAGATACTGCACCTCCAACACAACCGGGTATTCGTAGTAACTATAAGTGGAACCCTAACGTATATAAGCCTTATGGACCTCAGTTTGCAGCAGGTGGGATTACCGATTTAGATAACTACGACCAAGCACCGCAGATGCAAAGCCCTGGAACGCTTGATATCCCTAACCGTAACGAAGTGTCAAACAACCAAGGTTATATGGGTGACTCTGTGCAACTGATGGCACACGGTGGTGTTACGAAGGAGTCTTTTATGTTGGAGGGGGTAGGTGGTAAAGACCTACATAGAGAGGCTTCGCAAGACTTGAGAGAGTTCTTAGAAGGTACACCAGATTCCGAATTAACAACAGCTCAACAACGTCAAAAACAAATTCTATTTGCTAAAAAGATGGCGATGGGTGGGGCAACATATAATCACGGTGGTATTTCTGATTTAGGGGGGTATTCTGATGGCGGACGATTGCTTAAAGGTCCTGGCGATGGCGTTTCAGATGATATCCCCGCTACTATTGGTGGTAAGCAGCCTGCTAGACTTGCTGAAGGGGAATTTGTTATTCCTTCAAGAATTGTCTCTGAATTAGGTAACGGCTCAACGGATGCAGGAGCTAAACGCTTATATCAAATGATGGACCGTATTCAGTCAGACCGTAAAAAAACAACTGGCAAAGGTAAGTTCTCAGACAACCCAAAAGCCTATAAACACCTGCCAGCTTAGGAGACATAGATGGATATTTTACCAGCATCAACAAAATCAGATTGGTGGACAGTACTCACTGACAATAATCCTATTAAAGGTCGTAACTTAAAAGATAATATTAATCTTCCTGCGTTTGAAACACTTCAAGCGCAACTAGCTAAAGCTAAAACAGTACCCAAGCAAATTGAATTATGGCAAGCGTTTTTAAAAAACCCTGCAAACATAAACGAGGCAGGGATGCCTATTGCCAAAAAAGCGCTTAATACGTGGATGACTGACGGCAAAATGCCGTCTAATGTACAAGCTGTTTTATCTAAAGACCCTTTTGCTACATTACCTCCGTTAGCTCAAGCTCAGTTAACTTATGATAAGACTGACCCTGCAGCAGTTAAAAACTATGAAACTGCGTTAAAAGACACTTATGGTAATTTAAAAAAAGCAGATGGTACGCCAGAGTTTACGCCAGCCTATTTAGAAAGTGTAGCAGCAGGGACTATCCCCCAAGATACATTTGATACGCGCATAAATAATATTGCAGTCAAGGCGGCTACTGCTGACTTAAAGGCTCAAGGTATTAGTCTTGCTGATGTAGGTGGCGCGGAAGGTCTTGCGAGTAGCGGTAAGTTAGCTGAATATTTAAACGACTCGACTAAATTAGCCTCAGCCTATACTTCAACTCCTACAGCAGGTTCTACGGTAACGGGTGGAGCGGGTAATGATACTGTACCAAATGAAGGGATTACCGCGCTTGGACCTTATACTGGTAGTATCAGTGAGGTAAACACGCCAGCAAAAATGAAGCAAGTCGTAGATAACTACGACCCTAACAAAGGGGTATACCGTGCACCGTCATTAGATGCTTCTGGTAGATTAGTTGCTAACTCTACATCGCCATACTCAAACATTTTAAACGGGATGTTATCAGGGTATAAAAATCCTTACGCGGCGGATTATACAAATCAGCTAACTATGCCTGTAACGCCTGATTTAACCAATATCAAAAAATCGTTTGAGAACAACCCCACGTCTAAAGACTTATTAAAATTAGCTAATACTGCTGGTCAGCCTTACGACCCCAAAGCACAAACAAGCTTATCCCCTGCATTATCAAAAATATATCAGCCTAGTATTACTAACTCAGCAGGGAAAGCAACTAAACCAGGTGCGCCTGATACAACGAACACAACACTCCCTGTAGTGCCTAAAGCAGGTGAGCCTATTGTTACGGATACAAGTGCAGGACAAGTAGTTAATCCGCCTGTTGTTAATCCGCCTGTTGTTAATCCGCCTGTTGTTAATCCGGTAATACCCTCAGTAACGCCCTCTGCACCTTTTACTGTGGACTCAACAACATCATATGAACGAGATGACATTTCGCCTGAGGTAAGAGCAGCTTTAGATGCACGAGCTAGTACAGATGCAAAAAATGCTATTGTAGGGGATACAATTACAGCCAACGATAATTTAGTTAAAGGGATAGTATCACCTAATATAGCTAGTAGCTTATCTACTAATAACATGAACACTAACGTAACTGGTGTGAATGGTGAAGCAGGTATCCCATCGGTACTTAACCCTACAACTACTCCTGGTAAGCTAACCTTTCAACCAGTTGATGGCGTTGTAGTATCGGCAGAAGAACGCGCAAAAAATTTAGAAGCGGCTAGAATTGCGCAAGAAGCAGTAGCTAAACGGCAGGCAGAAGAGAAAGCAGAGGCTGAAAGACAGGCAGGGCTAGTCGCATTAGCCAATCAACAAGCAGCGGATAAAGCAGCGGATAAAGCAGCGGCAGAATGGGATTACAACACAAATAAGGCACGGGAAGAAACAGCGGCATGGGAAGCACGACAAAAAGCAGAGGTTGAGAGACAAGCGGGTATAAAAACACTTGCTGAGAGAACCGCAGCTGAAAAAGCATCGTATGGACCTATTTCTAGTTTTTATGGTGGGCTTTCACCGGCTATCTCCCTTTCGCCCCCAGTTGTTGAGACTATTGCACCAGCACAAAGAGACTTAGGTCCTTTAAATATATCTAACTTAGGTGCGGTAATCGGTCCTCAAGCTATGAATTCCAATGCAGGGGGCGTTGCGTCTTTAGTTGGCCCACAAGTTACAGTACAGCCTCAACAAAATGCAGGAGGGTTGCCATCTTTAATGGGTCCTGTGGCACCAGCAGTAACTTACACATATGCACCTAGCAGTCAACAGCAGTTAGAAGATAAAGCAGTTAATGCAGGGTATCAAGGTGATTACACAGATACTGCCGCAATGAATAGTTTTATAAATGCGAATAACCAATCTGTAGCACCCGCCGTAACACAACAACCAGCCGTAACACAACAACCAGCCGTAACACAACAACCAGCCGTAACACAACAACCAGCCGTAACACAACAACCAGCCGTAACACAACAACCAGCCGCTGGCGTGCCTATTCCAGGTAGACGTAGATTGGGTTTTGCATAATATGATAACGCTACACGCAGTACCTCTTGAGTTTATTCAGCAGACGTGGCCTTTAGCGAGGCCGCATATTGTGGCTGGTTTGCAGGAGGGGAGTGGTGAGAATTCACCTAACATGACGTATAATGACGACCATGTACTAAGCTATCTTGTTAACGGTAATTGGGAGCTTTTTGTGGCAGTAGATGAGAATAACGTAATGAGAGGCGCTGCAACTATTTCATACATTAACTACCCACTACATCGAGTTGCATTTATCACAGCGGTAGGCGGTAGGTTGATTGCTACCCAAGATAGTTTTAACCAATTAAAAAATTTATTTAAAGCACGGGGGGCTACGATGATTCAAGGTTATGGAAGACCTGCTATCATAAGACTCTGGAGACGCTTTGACTTTCAACCCCGCAGTACCTTACTGGAAGTATCAATATGATTATTAAAAGTTTTAAAAAGTATTTCACAACCTATATCGTACCGACATTTTATGGTGGCGGAAGCGGGGGCGGTCAGAACACAACTGTGCAACAGCGTAATATCCCTAAAGAGCTTGCACCGTATTATGAACTGATGCTTAACTCAATGTCAAAACAAGCGTTCACTACTGCAGATAATCCCGGCAAAGCCGCTCCTGAGATAACAGCTTATCAACCTAAGATGTCGTCCTATGCAAATGGTGGTGAGGTTAAGAAATACGCTGCTGGTGGGGATTTGTCATCAGCTGCAAAGAATCTTGGTATGGATGTTACTGGGCTAACATCTTATCAACCCTACGGAACGGTTGCCCCAGGGGCATCGTATTTATCAGACCCTACTAAAACAAACGAAGGTGCTAAACCTGTAGTAGATTACAGCGCTTATGTCGCTGCGCCTGACGTACTGCAGAATTTGTCCTATAAGTCTGCGGCTCAAATGGGTCTTCCTGAGCAAAATCAAACAGCGGCTGATTTATCTAATATTGCCGCAACAGGGGGGCTTAATACAGCAACGTCTGCTCTTGACTATGGTGGTGCAGGGTATAAAGCGGGTCTTAACTCAGCGCAATTAGGGAATGCGGCGGCTGATACAGCGGCTCAGAATGCGAATATTCTAGGTAATAGTGCACAGAACTACGGCGGTCTTGGTGCTGTGATGGGCGCGGCTGGAGCAGGGATTGGTCAGTCTTACGAGAATAAAGCTACTAATGCAGGGACAGTTAACGCCTACATGAACCCTTATCTGGAAGCGTCACTGAAACCTCAACTTGCGTTGATGGACCAACAGAATGCTATCGCTAACCAGAAATCTAATTCACAAGCAGCGCAAGCTGGGGCGTATGGCGGTAGTCGTCAGATGGTGCAAAATAACCTTAACGACCAGTCTAATCAATTAGCGCAAGCAAACCTCATCGGTCAAGGCTATAAATCAGCCTACGATACAGCCCAAGGTAATATCTTGCAAGGCTCACAACTCGGTCTTCAAGGATACAACACAGGTATTCAAGGTGCCCAAACAGGACTTCAAGGCGTCACTACGGCTACAGGCGCAGGGCAGTATGGTCTATCTGGCGCTCAAACGGGGTTATCCGGTCAACAACAAGCCATGTCAGGTGCAGGATTAGGTCTTCAAGGTGTTCAAGGAGCACAGGCTGGGTATGGTCTTGCAGGTAGTTCAGGTCAACAGTTAATGGGTATTGGTAACCAACAACTTGCACAGCAACAATCGATTGCAGGGATGCAGAATGCCTATGGTGCGCAGCGACAAGCTAATGAGCAACAGACTATTAATAACGCGATTGCTGTAAATGACTATCAACAAAAATACCCTTGGGAAATTTTGGGTGGATACGCTAACGCACTTAACGCTGTGCAGACTGGAAATATAACGGGGTTTACACCAGCACCAAACCCTCTGTCTCAGGTAGCTGGTTTGGCTGCTACGGGTGTGGGTGCATACCAAGCATTTAAAAAGAAAGGCGGCGTCATTAAAAAGCCTAAAGCTAAGAGTGGTGGTATCGGTGACTTAGCGGTGTATAACGCGATGAAAGGAGGAAAATAAGATGATGAATACCCCTTCTATGTATTCTGTTGACCAGCTACTTAAAGCTCGCCAAAACGGTGTACCCGACTATGTTGTAGTCCCCATGCTACAAAAAGCGATGGCGCAGAAGCAAGCGATGGCGCAGCAACAAGCGCTTCAACAAGGCGCACCTAAACCACCCGTAGCACAGCAAATCCTAGACGCCGCTCATAATGATGTCATGCAAGAGCACATGGCTCGTCAAGTGGAAGAAGCTCCAGAACCTCGTGGGATTGACTCTTTGCCTAGTGGCATTGATGAAAGTGATTATGCAGGGGGTGGGATTATTGCGTTTGCTGAGGGCGGTGATACATATCCAGCGTTTGATGAAAGTGCATTTGCAGGCTCTTACGCGCCTAACGAAATAGACCCTGATGTGCTTATAGAACAGCAAAAGAAAAGAATAGGCACTAACCCAGCGATTGCAAAGCAGGAAGAGCGTATTGCATCTAGAGAAGCGGCACTTAAAGGTGAGGAAGACAAAGCGCCTTGGCTTGCTTTAATGCAAGCAGGTCTTGCTACTATGGCGGGTACGTCTCCTAATGCATTTGCTAACATTGGTGCAGGTGCAACTAAAGGGCTTGAGTCTTACGGTGAGTCTAAAAAAGCAATATCCGCTCGCGCAGATAAACTTGATGATTTAAGAAGTAGGATTGAAGACTCTCAACGCGCAGAAGCTTTAGCTGCTATTAAATTTGGTACAGAAAGCGCTGAACATAGAAGGGCAGCTAACATCACGGCAAAATTAGAAAGCGCAAAAGCTAAAGAAGAGCATGCTAAAAATGCAATGAGTTACGGTATCGATAAAGAGAAGTTAGGTATCGAAAGACAAAAAGCCGCTGACGATGCTAGTTATCATCAAGGGTATTTAGGGTATTTAAAAAGTAAAGAGGGGGCAAACGGTGAAAAACCTATGTCAGGTAGACAGATAATCTCATCCCTTAAAGAAGAACAGGCAACAATAGGTACATTACTGAAAAATGCTAAAGAAGCTGATGATGAAGGTGCGGTTAAACACTATACTAATCAGCTTATATCAAAAACAAATGAAATCAATACTACTCTTAAGCGGTTTGCTAAAGAAGGGTTAGATGTAGGACACCCTATAGAATTATATGTACCTCCTCCTGAAGAACCAAAAGAACGCGGGTTGATTGATAGACTTACAGATTGGTCTCCTACACCTAAACCTACAGCACCAGTAGGAAGCCCTAAGTTAAATGACCTACTAAATAAATACTCACAGTAAAGGACTTTTATGGCTACGTTAGAAGAAATTGGTGCGGCTTTAGAGAAGGCTGATGCTGCGGGTAATGTAGAAGATGCTAGAGAATTAGCTAACCACTACCGTGAAATGCAGGCACAAATGCAGGAGCCTCAAGAACTCCCTTCTCGTACTGGTGCTGATATCGCTAAAGATATAGGTGTTACTGCGGGTAGAAGTGGTATTAGTGGGCTTCAACAGGTTGAAGGGTTAGCAGACCTACTTCCAGGGGTTAATGCAACTAAGTATCTTAGTGAGCACGGTGTTGACTTAGGGAAAGCTAAGGAGTATTTGCAAGAGAACGCATCTCCTCAACAGCAGCAAGCCTATAAAAACCTAACCGAAGCAAAAGGTGCAGGTAATATTCTAAGTGCAGCTATAGAAAACCCCTCTGCTGTAGCTGAGTTAGTTGGTGAGAATATTATCCCTATGCTTACAGGCGGGGCAGAGGCTAAACTACTAACTAAAGGTGTTCCTGCACTGGCGAAGTACGCACCGAGTATTGGTGAAGGTTTTGCACAGATGGGACAAGAAGCCCAGAAACTTACCGCAGAAGCTCCAGATAAAGAACTCTCAGGCAAAGGAGAGCTTGCCGCTTTAGGGTCAGGTGCACTAGATGCAGTTATTGGACGGTTTGCAGGTAAGCTTGTATCTAAAGCTGGCGGTACTAACGTAGAAGATACTCTATACGGTACACTTGCTAGAGATATGGGTGAAGAGGCTGCACGCAACCCCAGTGTTGTTAAACGAGTCCTTGTGTCTACGTTAGGTGAAGGTGCAGAAGAAGCACTTCAATCAGGGCAAGAGCGCATCTGGGACAACTATGCAAAAGGTGCTACTAATTTACCTACACTTCTTGAAGGAGCTGTTGACGATGCAACATTAGGTTCTATCTTAGGTACTGTTATGGGTGGCGGTGCATCTGTAATGAGCGGCTCAGGTGAGCAACAAGCACCAGAACAACCCGCAGTAGAACCAGTGCAACCTACGCAACCACAAGGGTTCTCAGAAAGAGATCGTAAAGTAGACATGGAGGACGGTCTTGAGCTTGCAGGGGTAAATCCAGACGACCACCCAGAACTGTATGCAGAGCTATCAGACCCAAGACACTACGAATCTGAAGAAACTATCAATGCACTCGATGAGCGTTTGAAACGCTATAAGTCAGACGAAGCACCTGTAGAAGGTGAAGAAGATATAGATTTTGCCTCTGCTCTACCTAAAGAGTTTGATGACACTGCATGGGAAGCTCACTTAGAAAAGCAACGCGAGTATGCGCGGCAGACAGCACCAGCGGCAGAACAGCCGCAGGCTGAGAATGTAGCGCCAGAAGTAACAGAGCCAGAAACAGAACCTACACTTAATGAAGAAGGCGGCTCATTCACTATCAATGGGCAGACAGCTACTTATACTAAAACAGGAGAACTAGAAGCCGGTGTACCACTGTACACAGTAGAGTATCCGATGCCCGATAATACTGTGGGTAAGCAAACTAATGTCACGATGGCTGACATTACTAAGATGTTTAAGCAAGGGTCTCAGACTACAGAACAAGTAGCACCAGAAACAGAACAAGAGGTACCCGAACCTATATTGTCAGTAGCTACATCAGATGCTATAACGGAGCATAACGTAGAGTCTTTGCAGCCTCATTTCACCCCAGAGATGAAACGCCTTATTGAGAGCGGTAAACTTACTTTGCACGATACTAGAGATACACTACCCGGCGAAGACCATCCAGAGAACGTACAAGGGCTTACAACACCTCAAGGTGAGGTGCATTTAGTTGCCAGTAAGCTTACCCCAGAGTCGCTACCTAAAGTGGCGATGCATGAGATGGGTGTACACGTTGGTATGAGAGGTATGGTAGGGGATAAAGTTTGGAGTGATTTAACGTCTCAAGCGCTAACTACTAAAGGTGAAGCGTTTGACCGTGCAAGAGAGTCTGTACCTGAGAATACTCCAGAACACTTAAAGGGCGAAGAAACTCTAGCATACTTAGTTGAGAACGCGCCTCATCTACCCATAGTAAAACGTGCAGTATCAGCAATTAAAAACTGGGCACGCACTACATTCGGTGCAAAGTTAGATTTAACAGAAGCAGACGCTCATCACTTAGCCGCTAAAGCACTGCGTAGAGAGTCACAAACAGCTACTCGTGCACCGAGAGAAGAGACTGCATTCTCAGTAACCCCAAACTCAAAGCTCCAAGAGCAAGTAGAGAAAGACCGTCAGGGTATGCGTCCTGCTGCGGTTAAAAAGAAGAAAGGGCTTAGAGATACTCTTGGTATCTCAGCTAAAAATATGCAGGATAAAGCAGATTTGTACGAAACAAAAATGGTCAGCCATGATGCAAGATTTGTTAACTCGATGCGTAGAACTTTACAGAGTATGGGACTAGACCCTAATGTAATAGGGCGTATTATGGATAGGATATCCCAAGCCCAAACTGTAAATGAGTCTTCAATGGCAGCTGAAGCGGCACTGCGGGGGGGTATGGAGTATGACAAAGATACAGAGTTTTTCGTAGCCGTAGATAAAACGGATAACGTGGTATCTATGCGTCAGCTAATGGAGGATGCAGGTAAAGCGGAAGGTTGGTCAGAGTACGAGACTAATAGGTTCTTCACTACGTATATGGTATCTAAACGACTGCAAGAGATGTACAAAAAGATGCATTCTCTAAAAGTAGAGGCTAACAAACAAACCGACCCTGCTGCAAAGTCTGCACTTTATAAACAATCCCGTGAACTGAAAGCAAAGTTAGACTTAGAATCTTTATCAGAAGAAGACTGCAACAAAGCTATTGATGCCTATAAAACAGTAGATGGTTTTGTTAAGGCTGAGAAGATGTGGCATAAGATTAGAGAGAATGTCATAGGTACACTTGTAGATTCTGGGTTGTACTCGAAAGAAAAAGCTACAGCCTATTTTGACGCCGCCGCATATGCTCCTATGTGGCGTATTATGACTAAAGAAGTCACTAATGAAGAACTCGATAATATCTACGAAGATATGGCTACTGGTGCATATAAGACTAATATCTCATCCTTAACTAAGGGTATGCGTGAGCGTAGCTATAAAGGGTCTAAGCGCGACGTCTTTAACATGATGGATAACGTAGAGCATTGGGTGCAGCTGAGTAATTCCCGTGCCATTAGGGCTAAGAAAGCTACGGACTTAATTGATGTTGCTAGACGGTACTTACCCGAAGGTTCTGTGTCACGGTTATATGGTACTAAGACGGATAAAGAAGGGGCTATAACGTGCTATTTTCATGGTAAGAAACAGTACTGGAAATTTGAAGACCCTCTAATGGCACTTGCATTTACGGGTATACCTGCTGCACCGCTTACATTTAAGTTAATCTCAGATGTAAGTAACTTCATGCGTGATACTATCGTTCTTGCCCCAACCTTTACGATTGCGCAGCTACCTCAAGACATATACTCTGCAGCGTTCTCTACGGGGGTTAAGAATCCAGCTATGCTACTTAAAGATATGGTAGTAGAGTTTGGGTTAACTGCATTCTCTAAAGATAAATCTCAGACTCACGATATACTAAAACGTATTGGGGCTGTAGGTTCAAAAGACGCTTATGCAGATTCACGTTCTCTTCATGTATATGATACGGCTCACCATACTCACTTAAGTAGTAAACCTAAAGGTACACTACGTAAAACTAAAGACTGGTTAGAGCAGTTTGCTATGGCTGGGGATAACGCTATTCGTCAAGCAGTGTATAAACGTACTATGAAGGAGTTAGAGGGCGACCCTCGTGCTAAGTCTATTGCCTATCAGAGAGCGTTTGACGTAATTAACTTCCGTAGACGTGGGGCTTCTGCAAAACTAGAACAACTTCGGTCTATGACACCTTTTATGGGGGCAGCGCTCCAAGCACAACGCGCAGCGTTCCAAGTACTAGCTGGGAGAGGTCTTGCATACCAGTCTAGCGCAGATAATAAAAGTATTCGTAAGCGTCTACTAAGTACTTCAATGGTGATGATGGTGTCGTCACTACTCTATAATATGTTATATGGAACTGTGCTTGGAGATGATGAGGATAAAGATGCATTTAACAAAGGGGACATTCATGAACGGGATACGCATATTATGGTGTTTGGGGGTAATTCTCCTGTGTCTGTGCCTATTCGACCTGATATTTTCGCACTACCCTTTATTACAGGGAATCATTTATTTCATGGTCTAGGAGGAGATGAGAACCCTAAACAAACCCTAGAAGCTTATAGAGATGCGATACTATCTGCTTCAGGAATTAACATCCCTCTAGTACCTCCTGCTGTTAAGGAACCTGTACAGCTTGCAGCTAATTATGATTTCTATACAGGCAGACCTATTGTTGCAGAACGTCTACAAGGTAAGCTCCCAGAATATCAATATGATGAAAAAACGTCTGAGTTAGGGAAGTTAGTAGGTAAGTTTGGTGTGTCCCCTGTTAAGTTTGACCATATGGTTAAAGGTATTTTTGGTGGTATGGGTACAGCAGTACTTGGGGTATCTAATATATCTAATCTTATTTCGGATAACCCTACTAAAGATTATTCGGCTCGTGAGATAGCTAGAATGATTCCAAGTATGACAGGGCTTGTACCTAAAGAAAACTTTGAACAGGCTACTGATACCTACTACAGTTTGGATGAAGAGGTGAGACGTGCAAATAATACTTACAACGCTCTTGTGAAAGATGGTAAGCGGGCGGAAGCTAAGGAGTTTAAACAGGAATATAAAGCTTTATTAGACCCTAGCGTACATCAACGTATGAACCATATCAAAACGGAGTTAGATAAAAACCATCAGAGATCTCGGCAGATATCCAATAACAAGAACTTATCTTCAGAAGATAAGACTGCCAAGTTAAACGCTCTCAAAACAAAGGAGCGTAGGCTCCTGTCACACGTCCAGACTTTATACGATAAAGTTCACTAAAAAGAGAGGGGGCATATGCCCCCTTTTTCATACCATCTGTGTAGTATCAAGTACCAAAGCAAATACTGCAGGACTATCCTGCACCGTCCCTGCGGACATTCTAACCTTAGCTGTATCTAGTAGGATACCTATCTTTTTTAGATCATCTATGAGGCACTTATACGATATCTGCTTCTTGGCGCACCACGACTTCATTACTGACGATATAATATAGGCTCTATGCGTATCTGGCTCCCTGCGTATCACAAGAGCGCCACGTGGAGTTTCAATCGGTACACTAAGTACACCCGATATATTAGGTGCTTTGTTATTTATCACTAGTTGGTTTTGTATATGCTCAGACATGAACAGCCCTAAGTTAGCGGATGCTTTATCTTCTTGCACCTTTACTACTTTCTTAGCGTGTCCGAGTTTAGATATCAGATAGTCAATTACAGGCTCAACAGGGATATTAATAATACCGAGTTCATTAGCAAGCTTCCCACCAAATATAGCCGTTGCAACCAATGCAGAGTAATAGCGGTCTCGTTGATATAAATTAGCTTTATCGTCAAACTCGCGTTGATACTCAAACAAGTTATTAACAGACTCTTCGTAGTTATCTAGGATAGCTTGCACAATCATATCCCCTGCATGACCGTAGTTGTTTACAAGGTCTCTACTAAATAGCTGGTCAGATTCCTGCTTAGTAAGTGCATCAGCACGGACTACTTCAAGCTCTAAGATACGCAGTATCTCACCCTCTGGGTCAGCCTTTAATGTTTGCAGTACTTCATGCAAGCTGTTGTTACCAGACGTGATGCAAGGCATAGACCATGTTGTATTGTTAATTCTTTCGATGTTAGCTGAAGAGCTCATACGGTTTCTACCACGACCGTTAGTAATACCAAATGCCAAGTCACTAATCTCATCAGCAGGTAAATTAGTTAGCTCATCAATGCAAAGAATAAGGTTTTGGATGATACCCATACGCTGATACTTAGCAAGAATCTTATCGTCATTTACTAGCATAGTTTTCGTAGGGTGACCCCATACGCTGTTAGCCACATACTGAATAGTCGATTTACCCACCCCTGATGATGCATTAGTTAAGTGAAGCATAGCACCACCCAGCGAGAAAGTTCTAAACATAGGAGCACCCAAACTTAGGAATAATGCAAACGCTCGCACTTCATTTCCCGGAAGACCATAAGTGTTAACTACGCTAGACCATGCTTCGAGTGACCCTTCTTTAGTGTACACTTTCGCGGCTTGCTGTGTGGTAGCTGAAGGCGGACTGTATCGAGGTGCTGTGCCCTTCGAGAGTTCTCGTGCACCAATAACAAATGAAGCGTTATCTGGAGACCACCCAAACTGCACTCGTACGTGTTCTGCTTTCGTTGTATTCTGTAGGTGTTTAGTCCACGCTACTAGATAAGACATAATTAGTTTCATCTGATTGGTATGAGCCGCAATCCCTTTATGAGACAGAAGCTCACGACATTTGTCTCCTGCCGTTACAGTTGCAAGAGGAGCAATAAAATCACTCACGCCATCGTGTGGACGAATAAGGCGCATATGCAATACCTCTCCATCATTTGGGTCAGTACGTCTACCTACTACATAAAAATCGTTTTCATATACTAAAGCCTTATCTGTATCTTCATCGTCACCGCCATCGATTACACTCTTGACGTACACGCCGCCATTAGGTCCTCTGGTGTAGGGGTATGGGTATTGGGGTATTTCTATGTCTATTGTGCCAAGCTCTTTACTCTCTGCAGTAATCAAATTATCTGCTGGTGATGCTTCTAGTATGTCTCTACCTAACATCAAGGGTGTTGTTATATTCCCAATATGCTTACAGCCTATGCACATCTGTGGGTGAATAGTATTAAATGTTTCGCATAGATGAGGTCCTTTTATTAGTGCCGCTTTTCTTTCGGTTTCTGCTGGGTCATACTCATCATGAGCGCGAGATATTTTATGTATGGCAGTGTCACTATCTACGCAGAATTGTGCAATGGAAAGACCTGACCTCCAAAGAGGTTCCGATATCTCGTTTTGATTCTGGTATATATGTAGAAGCTGTGCACACCCATTCCCTATAACGCTCTTTTGCATGATACGAGAGAACTTATAAATAATATTCCCAAGGAGCGCACGAGTAGTCTCATTTAACGTGACATTTGACGCGGCAAGCTCTGCTTGTGCTAGAGGACTTAACGAATCTTTAGGCTCTAATGTCTCTTTAAGTAAGTCGATAGGTACGGGCTGTCCTAGTGCTATCACTTCAACGCTCATCTCTTCGCCGCGTTTAAAGTTTTTAGTGCTGGGTATCCGTAGGATACGAGCCGCATCAGTTGTGATGCCCTTGTCTTTAACAGCAAAACGCTCAAAGTTAATACGGTTTACTAATGCAGTAGCTAAAGGTTTCCAATCGTTGTAGTCGACTTCTTCTTCAAACGCCCAGTAAATATGCATACCGTAGCCTGAAGACACAATGGTTGGTTTAGGTAGTTTCACTGCACTACAAAACTCTTTTAGGGCTTTTATACCCTCTAGCTGGGAAGCGAACTCAGTACCCTTACCAATATCCAAATCAATCCATATAGACTTAAACATCCGTGTGTTCTTAGCACTTCTACTGATTGCAGACTGGTAAGTAGCAGGAGAGAAATAGACATCTACTCCAGCCAAAATTTGTTCATCAGCCCATGCTGATACTTCTTCAATAGTACTAAAAAATAACTGATTTACTTTGCTCTTATGTATCCCTACAGCGCAGTACAAACCGCCTTGCGCTAATACGGACTCTAGAAAATCTATCCTGTTCATGGCTACACCTAAAATTGGGGTAAAAAAAGGGGCGGTGCTATCCGCCCCTTCTAATGGTTGCAGAACTTAGTCAGCCCATTCAGCCAGAGTACTCTCAAGGTCTGCTGGGTCAGCTACTTTTGCAACGGGTTTCTTCTCTCTCACTACTGGTTCATCTCCGTCTTCTTCAACAGCTACTGGAGCTGCGAGCGCGGGTTTTTTATTAACTGCTGGAGCGGGGGTTGCGTCTTTTCTATTAGACCCAAAGTTTGTTGTGATTGCTTGGGTAGCTTCAACTGAAGCACCTTTCTCTAATACCGTTTCCATCTCGTCTTCAGTTAGCGCTCTGATTGCACGGAACACCATCTTAGGTGTTGTAGAGTCTGTATCAAAACGAAGCTCTGTTACAACAGAAGTAATATCAACTCCGTACGATGCAACTTGTCTTACATACTGGAATAAAGGCATCTTACCGTTTTCACCTTTACCAAAGATAGAGGTTGCAGGAAGAGCTAACTCATAGATATCACCACTAATATCATTCTCAAGTAACACTGCCAGACGATGCATATAACGACACCCTTTACTTGTACCTTGACCAGACCCCGATATGTTCATTGGGCACTGAGCGCAGTTAGAGTGTTTAGGTGATTCAATAGTAGGGCTTGGATGGTCACCATCCGAACTCCAGCAGTCAGGTGCAGATGTTGAACCTTCTTGATACACACCGCCAAAGTACTGACGAGATGTTTTAGGCGCACTAGCGGCAACAATTACATTCATTGCACGTTCATCGTTCTTAGCAACTTCTTGCCCACCAACATACAAACGGAAGATGTTACCTCTAATTGCAATACGGCGAGCATCAGAAGTTCCTATAAGAGCTTTTGTTGTTTCACTTAGCTCTTTTTTTAAGATATGTGCTGGAATTGCTACGCCAGATGTAAATAAACCCATTTCATTAGCCATGATTACTTGCCTCTTTAATTTTAGTTACGGTGTTTCTTTTGATTAAAAGCGCTTTAACTTCAGTTGCGCTTACTAGATGTTGGTTACCTTTAAGGTATGTGCTCAGAAGTCCAGATACTCTTAGCTTGGAGACATTTTGCCTAGAACATCCTAGTATCTCCATTACTTGTCGAGTTGTCAAAAATACTTCTTCATCATCTTGCGTATCCATATCATTTCCTTCTAACAGTTATGGCATATTTACTATCAATATTCATGCCTTGAGGCATGAGATTGGGGTTTTCTTCTAGAAAAGATTTCATATTTGTTTGATGCACTCGTTGCTCAAGTAACTCAAACGCATCATGTTCTTTAATAAAATTCTTCATACTGTTCCAATCGCTTGTCCAGTATCTTGTTTTAACAGTTCGGGATACTGTACCTGCCGCAGTTTTAAGACCATCCGTACCTGTTTCCTTGCATAGCTCAAGTAGAGCCTGTTGTATTGCTTCTTGTTGTACCTTTATTTTACTATCTGCTTCATCAAATTCTTGTTGAAGCCTTTGCCTTGCATCTCGCATCTTAATATACACTTTAACGAGCTGTTCTACATTATGTGATTCCATTGTCTCCTCCAGTTGCTTTCTTTTAAAAGTGTATGTAGTGTACACTCATGTCTACTACCTTGTCAATACGTCAACTAAATATATTTTTTAATTCATTATATCTTTATATAAATCAAGCAGTTTAGTTTGTGACGCATTTTTATTTTCCAGCACTCCTAGCACTTTTTTCTCTACGGGTGAGCCTACAAGATGCACCACGCTACATCTATTTACTTGCCCTGCACGATGGATTCGAGCATTAGCTTGTTTATATGTTTCCAATGAGAGCGTGATACCCCACCAAACAATCGTATTTGCCGCGTGCAAAGTTACCCCATGCGATGCCGCTTGCGGCTGGATAACAAGGACTTGTGGATTAGGTGAAGTTTGGAACGAATTAAATATCTCAGAGCGTTTGTTTGCATTAACGCCACCATGAATAATCCCAACACTGTACCCTACGTCTAAGAGTATTTTCTCTACTATCTCTATAGTGTGCTTGAACTGCACGAACACAATCGTCTTATGCGATGTCTCTTCTACAATGCTCAGTAACTCTGCCGCGCGCGCTTTAACATCAAACTCAATCACTTCCCCAGTATCCGAATACACCGCCCCTGATGAAAGTTGGAGTAGTTTGTTCAGAGCAACTGCCGCATTAGCCGCAGTAATCTCTTCTCCTGCCGCTTCCATAAGCATTTCTTTCTTGAGAAGCTTGTAATATTTTTCCTGTTGTGCAGACAGAGGTACATCTTTTGTTTGATACGTTAGCTCTGGCAGGTCTAAACATTCTTCTTTGGTAAACCGTATTGCAGGTTGCATATAGCTATGCACTATCTGTTCTGCCTCTGGTCGGTTCTTAAACGTAAACTGCGATGTGCGAATTTGCACCATGTCTCGGAAAGCATTGAATGCTCTAGGTGTATTTTTAGGGTTAGCGATTTTAATTAGTCCATACGCATCTACAGGAGATTGAGCGGCAGGTGTGCCTGTTAGCATCCATAGCCATGTGTCTGCAGTGACTAGGCGATTCATTGTTTTCCATCTGCGCGTTGATACGTTTTTTAAATGCGTAGCTTCATCTACTACAATCAAATCAAACCCACCTTCAGCAATCTCTTTCTCTACTATCTCAACACCATCGAAGTTTATGATAACGAACTCTGCATTACCTTTAATAATCTGAGCACGCTTCTCTCTACTACCATGTGCAATCTCAACTGAGCGATGCATGGCTGTTTTAAACAAGTCTTTGCGCCATGCCGCATCCATAATAGATAGTGGGCAAACTACAAGCACACGGCGTATCACTTCCAAGTCCATTAAATAATCTGCCGCCCATATAACAGAATTAGTCTTACCTGTTCCCATTTCATTTAGGCAAAAAGCTTTGCGGTTAAGCGTTAAAAACTCTGCTGTCACTCTTTGATGGTCAAAAGGTTTATATACTCCTGTCCATTTATACTGTGTGCGAATAGGTGAAGGTACGTCTTTGATACCCATATTATTTAAGATATGCATTTCAGCTAACCCAAAGTTTACCCATACATCTGTTGTACCATAGTAGATATCTGTAATTTTGCTTTTAGGTATGACGCTTGTAAACGCATCGGGGTTAGTGGTCTTGATAGACAAGACCTTATCTTGTATCACTTCTAGTTTCATTGTTAGTCCTTACAGCCCCTTAAGGGGGCGAATCATTTATCTTCTAGTACTTCAAATAGTTGGGGTTTGTTTCTATCTTTATTAAAGTACCACGCTCTTACTTTATTTAAACACATCTTTCGTTCGCTAACACGAGTTCTAAGAGACATCGTACATAGAGCGTCTATGTGACGCTCCACTAGGCTCTCAGGTAAACCCGATTCCATTGCAATAATCTGCACTGACTTTACAGATACTTCCATATTATTTCTTCTTAGGTTTAGCTTTCTTTGGTGGCTCGTTCTTCTTCATAGTATGGTCACTGTTGCGTTGAAACGAACGATTTACTGCTGGTTCTCTAAGACGTAGGTTGTCTTTACCGTTACCTGCTTTAGTACCTTTAATATGGTCAATGTCTTTCCCATCACGGTCAATACCCGCTTTATCAAATGCATATCGAGCACGCTGTCTTGCTAATCTAGCTTCGTGGGCTTTAGGACGTAGCTTTTCTAGTTCATACTCCCGTTTAACATTTCGATCTTCTTTATTCTTGTAAGGCATCACCCCTCCTTATAGTTACCGTTATGAATGCACCGTGTAGCCTGACACCACTTTTTGCATAGCCCGTTAGGAATAGGATTAAATACTCCCGTCTCGTAGGCTACTGACCGTTGCGCTAATATAGGTGCTAGTTTATCAAAAATACCCAATCTATTCTCGTATGTATATTCTTCTTTAACCATCTCGTTAGCTACTACGAAGAGTAGCATCCCTTTGATAGTCTCAATATACGGGAACTCTAGGAATACCGCCGCCGCTAGTAGTGCTAGTTGCTTAGTGTCTGCATACTTTGCTGACTTGCCTGTTTTATAATCCACAATATACGCTTTCTTAGCATCTGCGTCTACGATGACAAGGTCTGCAATGCCTCGCCAGTACCTATTAGGTGCTTCATAATCACAGAACTCATATCCAGTATCTGTCTTCGCCACCGCGAGTTTATATTCGCAAAGCTTTCTGCCTTTGATGTTATTGATAGTATCAAGGAACTTCTTAACAAATATAAACCGCTCTGGTAATGCCTCACCTTTACCTATGTAGTTCTCAGCCGCAAGATGTAAGTCTTTTCCATACAGCGTAGCTGAGGTATCTGCGAAGGGTATGTACTTTAAAACATGGTGTGCTTCGTACTGCTTAGGGCAGGTAATAAACCTACTCAGTGAACTATAAGTAAAACTAGGTACGCTCATTTTTGCATATCCATCTTATGTAAGCCTTCTGAGGCGTTGAAGCAGTACAGGGTATAGACTTCCACTCTGTGTAGCAGACCCACAAACTACCGGTTTTTCTTAGTTTCGGCTTCAAATATATCCGCGCATTCTCTATCACACCATCTCCTCTTGTATCCTATAAAGTCACCGCACGTCCAGCAAAGTCCGGTGGGGTTAGTTGTATCTATTTGTGCAGCTTCTCTGCAAATAACTGCGATAAGTTTATCTCGCATCATCTCCTCATGCAGTGACGCGAGGTCTGTGTTTCCTTCTTCTGTTGCCATGTTATTTTTCGTTATGTATAAATACTAATCTAGACAGGTACCATTGCGCTTTCTGCAAGTCTTCATGTGCTTTACCTTTGTTTCGGTATCGCCACATATACTTAAAGGCGTTGCCTCGCAGATACCCAATAAACTCTTCGGGCGTAAGCATTGCTTCCATCGCAACAATACATTCTATTTTACCATTTTTGTAGTGTGGAGGCTCGTTAACCATGTCTTCTTTTTTAGCTTCGTGTACTGAGTCGCCCATGTATAATTGTCCTTGTGTGTATGCATCGTAAATTGTTTTAGGTTTGTCGTTCATAGTGTTAGCTCCCAGCCTGTCGGCTTTATTAAATGATGTTGTAAAAACTTTCTACACATCTTATTATCTAGTGAACTAACGTCCCTGCGCTTGCGTCTTTGTAAGCTGTCTTGTACGCCCGCTACTACTGCACACTTCTTGCATATCGTACTTTCTGTTTTAAACGCTACCTCATCTTTAACCAGATTACATACCTCACATAGTCTATTCATACTCAAGCTCCTATAGTAATTTAGGTCTAGTGGTGACCACTGGTTCGGGTATCTCACCAATAATTGTAAAGTCCGATGCTTTAAAGTCTGCACTTGTGGGTGTGTACACCATATCAAACTTAGTAGTTGTCCCTGTGCAATATCTAACCATAGTGTGAGCAGTATCTATATGCGACTCTTCATCATAAATATGCGCATCACCCCACATCCACGTCATGCTGCCTACTTTAAGACCTGCGTGGTGAGCAAACCACATGAGCATAGCCCAAGACTGAACCCAATTATGTGGAACGCCAAGTAACATATCAGCACTGCGTTGATAAGTCTTCATACTAAGATATCCGTTACGGACAAAAAACTGTACCACAATACTATGGCAACACGTAGGCGTGTTAGGGTTTTCATTTGTTCGTGTTATATGCGCCATAGCATCAGGGTTCCACACTGTCATAATCAGTCTTCGACTATTTGGGTTGCTCTTTAACGCATCTTGTATAAATTCAACTTGGTCAAAGTAAAATTCTTGTGGGGCTAGTGCAGACCTAAACTGAGATGGATATCCATCAAAGTACATATTATGTGGGTTCAACTGTCCACTCCACCAATCAAGCAACTCATCAGGGCATTTAGGGTGTCCGGACAAAAACCACTCCATCTCGCGCAGTGCTTTTTTCCACGCGGTTTTGCGCAGGGTGATTAGCGGTAGCTCGGTAAACGTGACGTTAGGTAAATCGAAGTGTGAGTACACTTGACTGTTGCGTGTTGTAACGCTATCCCCGTTATTGAGAATCTCTTTTAGCAGGCACATATATTTTCTATTTGCTTCATTCATTTCTTCTCTCCACTAAGTTGATAAGGATGGCACGTTAAGTTCCAGTTCGTTAAATGAGTCATAGACTTTAAAACAAAGTCTTGTCTAACTGCGGCTGACTCACATGATGCCTTGTCTGCAAATGATGTATCAATTTGCGTAAGGTTACCGCCATGAATAATAGTGGTAATTAGTATATAAGCTGTTGTACTAATCATTACCTGTACTCCCGAAGCCACCCTCGCCACGTTCAGTGCTACTACTGAACTCCTCTACCTCTACAAACTCCGCTCGAATTACGGGTACAAATAACATCTGTGCAATCCT